CTATACATTGTATAAACTGCTTGACCATCCACTAATGTAATAGAATTATTTCCAACTTCCCAATAATGTAAACCTCTATTACCCCATTCTTGAAACATTATATTTAAAGAACGTCTAGCTGTTTTTATATCATTACCAGAATAATCAAATCTACCTATTCTCTCATAGGCTTCAGTTATTATATCATCAATATAAAAACTTGATTCAAAAGTTGTTGTTCCAGAGGTTGTCATTGATCCTCCTATTTATCAATCAATACAGTACACTTAGCACTTGTAATTGTATTACAAGTCATAAAACTTTTAAATAAAATTCCATCCTCAGGAAGATTTAAAGTAAATACATCTCCTGGCAGAACATCTGCTGTAAATTGAGTTCCATTCGTATCTTGTAAATTTATAGAACCAGTTGTTGTAATAGTTGTTGTATTAGAAAGAACAATTCCTCTTAATCTAGTTCTACCGGCAAAAACACTTCCTGCTGCTGTAATTTGTACTGCTTTTACGTCACCTTTGCTCGCCATATTTTTTCTCCTTAAAATTTGTAGAGGCCCCTAAGGGCCCCTTAATTTATTATTATACTAATTCAGGTTGTGATTCACCTGCTCTAGCATTATCTACGATAGTGTAAGTAAATACACCTGTAACAGTTCCTGTACCTGCAGTTGCGCCTACTGAAGCCGCTACTGTAGCATTAACAGGAATACCTGTTGTAATAACTAAAGCGCCATCGGCACCTTTGATAGTTCCTTTTGTAACTGAAGCTACTTCATTAAAGAAGCCATCTACATCAGCTGTAGTTCCTATATCAACTGTAGAACTTGCACCTGTTGATGCTGCCACTACTGAAAATGAAACAGGTATAGCGCCTTTAGGTAAAACAAATTGATTACCTGCTGTAGCACTTGTACCAATTCTCACTGGTGTTAAAGCTACTGCTGCTGCTGCTGCGTCAAATGAAATTACTTCTGATAGAAGTAGTACACTTGGAGTTGCTCCAGATGATTTGTCTTGTCCGCCGTAAGATCTTACGATCCCTTGAAACGATGTTGTTGCCATGATTATATTCTCCTAGTTGTTGAATGTAGTCTCTAGGCCGTCGACTATACGCGTCCACATTCAATTAATTATTGCATAGTAATTAATTTATATATGAATTTTTAAAAAAGTGCAAGAAATCCCTAGGGAATAAAGACGTTATTTTAAATAGATCTTAGGTCTAATTAACCAGCGAAAAGATGTTCTTCGTAATCTCTGCCGTTTGTATTAGCTTGGATCTCTTGTTCTCTAATGATTAATCTAATTACTATTTTGATCTCATCACCTAGAACAGACATTTCTGGAGTTATTTGTCCTCTATTCTCAAGAAATGACTCGTTCCATTTAGATTCGAGTTTCAGTTTCTTTGCGAACAGTACCATATTGTCCTGAACCATCATTAACCTCCTCATAGGTTATATAAAAACTACTTCCAGTACTGTGGTATTGGAAATCGTTTTTTTCCCATATTATATCATTTTTTCCTAAAAAGTCAATAATCGGTTTATGTAGTCCTTCGACATCATTTATTTCTGTTTCACTTTCTGTTTTAAATTCTGTTTGAAGATATTTGGTAAATATTTTTACTAAGTATTTGTGTGTCATAAAGTTCTTTCTATATTGATAATGAGGCGGGATTATGTCCCGCCTCAAAATAATTACTTATTATGCTCCTGGTGAAGCAAAAATACCTCTATAGTCAGAAACTCCAAAAGAGTATCTTTCTCTAGCTTTGTATCTTACGTTACCAGTGTCGAAGTCACCTTCCATAGCAGTCTTGATAGACGCTCTGTCAAAGTACTTCATTCCATTTGGAACATCTGTAAGGATGTAGAACGCATCTGGATCAGTTAAGAAATTGTTCACTCTATAACCTTGAGGAACCATTCCCATAGAAACAATTGCATTTACATCATTATCAGCAGTACCTGTTCTCAGTTGAGATTTCATCAATCTCTCTGCAGTGAACTGAAGTTCAGAAGGAACAATCATTTTAACTCCTCTTGCAGCAATTTTCAGACCTCTTTCGTCTGTCATTGCAGCAATGTCGATTAAAGATTGCTCTAATGAAGTTTCATTCAAGTCAGCAGCAGTAGCTAATGTATTAGATACTGTACCCGAAATTGTCGGGTGAGACGTTGAAAACAACGGTGAGTTATCCCCTGAAGTAAATGAACCAAATCCGTTTACTAAAGGTTGTACCGCCTTAACTTGTTTAGTGTTCGCCATAGATCTAGCTAACGCTTTTGTATATCTACTAGCAAGTCTGTCATACAAGTTGTCCTCAATAGCTTCTTCCGTAATCGCAAAAGCAAGTGCCACAGTTTCATGTGTGTATCTTGCAGTGAAAGTTTCTTGAGCATTGTCAAAAACAACTCCACTTCCTTCCGATTTAGTTTGAGCCTGAGCAAAACCTGATAACATTACTTCTTCTTCAAACGCTCTGTCTGAAGATTCTGTAGCGTATATTTCTGCGTGCTGATTTTCATAACGTTTGTATTCCAAGCCGAATAGTGCATTCAAACCTGGCTCTAGTTCTTTAACTAGTTGTCCTCTTGATATCGCCATAATTTATCTCCTATTCGATTAGATACCTGTTGTTACTTTTAAGTTGTGTTCATTGATCATAACAACAAAATTTACATTAGCTGAAGCTAATTCATCGTTGTCAATATCTTTTGATACACCTATTACTCTAAGCTGAGCTGAGTTCGTACTTAATGTAGAATCATTTAGCTCTGCTTTTGATACGTAGTTTGCTGAATCACCCGCTGTTAATTCAATATCCGCATTCATAAACACGTCAGTCTGCGCTGAAGCAGCCGTGTTGTTTGATTGGATCTCGAATCTTTCGTACGGATCATCTGCTACAAAAGCCACAATATCCGCAGCGTTAACTTGCGCATAGTGATTTGACCATGTAGGTTTACTTGTATTAGGATCAGTGTAAAACACACCAGTTAGTGAACCTAAAATATTTCCGCCAGCTGCACCTTGATCAATAGTTCCTGCCGCAGTAGCTTTTACTGGGTCCTGGAAATAAATTGAAGTAGTATCATTAGCTGAAATACTATATTCACTTAAACCTTGGTTGTCTCTATTCTGTCCAACTTTTCCAATCGGTCTAAGACCGAATGCTGCATCTTTATTTGCCATATTAGTTGTCCTCCTTAGACATTATTAGTTTAAGTGTACTCTGTTGGATAGGAATTGTTAAAAAATTAACTTTTCTTAGAGCCACCAAAAGTTACACGAGTCTGTCTATCAATATTGATAGGCATACTTGGGTGCTGTTCCTTCATAAGATCGTTGTCTACTGCTTCAACGTTATCTTTAGCTTGCTGTTCATAGTAAGCATTACGTTGATCTGCGATCTCTTCCGGTACCCTTGCCAGCAAAAGTCCACCAACTCCGATTACTCCCGAGTGTTTGCCGTCTTCGACGACTGGAAAAGCTGAATCTGGATATTCATCTGCTCTAACAAGTTCATAGCCAGATCTTAATCTGCCTTGAAGATTCTTAGTATCGTTGAATCCCATTGATTCTACTCTTATCCATCTGTGCCTAAATCCTGTAGGCGCCGGGGGTGCATCTAAAGATGATGGTGGAGTCCAAACTTTTTTATGAGAAGTTTTTTCTCTAGTTTGACTCGCACGAGAAGTTTTATCTATTGTTTCGTTTGTCATATGCTTATACCTCCTTCGTGATATTTAATTGTTTCGCATAAAGTTCTAGTGGCACACCTAATTTTTTAGCAATTGCTACCTGTGACGGTGTGAGCCTCACAGTTCTGCGACCAGTTTTTGTACTTCTTTTTGCAGATGCAACTGTCTGTACAGGTTTAGTCGTTTCCTTAGCCACCCTTATATCAAATTTATGGGGAAATTCAAGTCTTATTCTTTTATCAATTTCCATATAATATTCATCACTAGAGGGGTCAAATCCTTCCTGTTCTGTTAACTTTTTATGTAAATCAAAAGCAGTGTAGGTCATTGCTGAGTCTTGACCAAACCATGGATTAGTATCTGCCCACGATTCAGCTCTAGGATCAGGTGTACCTGTTGCTGTTTGTTGTCTATTTAAGTTAATTTCAGGTGTTCTAACTTCAGTTTCTCTTCTACTTGCTAATTCTTCTTGTTTAGATTTAGCTTCAACGAATCTAACTTGTTTATAGCTTAATTCAGAAATTAAAGTTTGAGCATCAATTTCAGCTTGAATATCTCCAGCTTCTCTTGCTGCAATTAATCTAGCCTTAGCAGATTCAAAACCAGATTTAATGGACTCTTCTGTAGATTTCATGAATCCTGGTTCCAGCTTCGAGATTCTATCGTCAGCTTGTCTTTTAGCTAACATCATTTTTTCAGCGTAAGTTAACGCCTCATCTTTTTGTCTCTCTGCTTCTCTCCACTTCTTAGTAAGTTTAGCTATTCTTTTTTGAACACCTTCACTATACTGTTCTAATTCTTTTTCTTTCTCGTCCGTTTTAGGATCTTCTTTCTTTTCTTCTTCAGCAGCCTCAACTACTGGAGTTTCTTCTACATCATTAGATGTAATATCTACTTCTGATGTTTCAGTTTCCTGTTGATCTATTTCAATCTCAGTATCTGGACCAGATGTATCTATATCGACTGTCTTTTTTTCTTCTAAGTCAGGCATAGTTTTCTCCTATGTTAATATTGATGAAGTATATCTTCGGGATTATCAATGGTTGCTAAAACTTCATCGTCATTTAGCATTCTAACTTCCCCACCATCTATCTGGATTCTTGATCCAGCATATCTTGCAAAAATTATCCAATCACCTTTTTTACACCAAGGACCTTCTGGAAATTTTTCTTTATCATAACAATGTGGACCCATTGCAAGAACTAAACCACAAGTAGAACCTACCTGTTGTCTTTCCAATGTATCTTGTCCCATAATTATTCCACCTTTAGTTTTTTCCTTCATTTTAAAAGGAAGAACTACAAGTCTCCATCCGGTTGGTCTAGGTAATTTATTAGATTCTTTTGTTTTAAGACGTTCGTAACCGTCTATTTCTTTTTTATTATCATCATCATACTTATCTAATAAAGCTGATTTAATCTTCTTTGGTTCGTCCGAAGTCAACGACGTTTTCTGGTCTTTCAATATCATTTTTTTGCTCCTTTGGATTTAGCAGGTTAGAGATTTCCTGTGATATTTTCATGTAGGCATGTGCCTGTCCCAACATATACTTGTATTTCTCCATATTGTCAACAGCTCCACCAATCATGGCGTCTCCAACATTTTGATATGTTTCTTTTAAGTATTTTTGGATTTTATTTAGTATTACTAGTTCTTCACTTAACATTGGCTTTCTTTCCTTTATTTTGACCTTCTTTTATTACATAATCTTGAGTTCCATTAGCACCTGTTTCAACTTCTTTTTTTAAATGTCTAAATAAACTCATTTGTTTTATTTTTCTGTAATTCTCTTTTA